TTATGTCCACAGAGGAATGGCTCAACGATCTTTCACCAGATCTTGGACATTGGCAGAGGACACGGAAGTTAGATCAGTTGAATTTGAGGATGGGTTGTTAAGTATTGTTCTGGGAAGAATTGTACCAGAGCATCATCAGAAGAAAGTCTGGTTCTAAATAAAGTATATCGTCGCCGCAGAGGGGCAACTGGCACAATCCAGTTGACATCCCTCTTTTTTATTGCTATAATGAAATGAGGTAAAATTTAAAAATGTCTATTAAACTTATTGTTCTTAAATCTGGAGAAGACATCATCGCAGATGTTAAAGAACTTATCTCTGAAGAAAATGTGGTTGGATACCTTCTTCAAGAACCTCAACGCATTTTAGCAGAATCGATTCCAAGTCTTAGTGAAAACGAAGAATGTAAAACAATTAGTAACTTAAAAATTACTTTGACACCATGGATTCCATTTACTTCTGATCAACAGGTTCCTGTTAGACCTGATTGGATTGTAACTATTGTGGAACCCATTAATGATATTCTAAAAATGTATGACGAAAAAACAAATGGAAAATTTAAAACTGATAGTACTAATGAACAATCTGATTATAGTTTCGAAGATTGAGCAGGTAGGTGTTGATATCGGTGAACCTGATTGTAAACTAATAGATCCATATCTTGTAACAAAAGATAATACAATTGAACCTTTATTCATCGATTTTACAAATCAAAAAACTTTTATGATTCACTCTGATAAAATTTTTACAATTACAGATCCTAATTCTTCAATTACAGATAAGTATAATTTAATAAACAAAAAATGAAGGTATTGACTATTGATTTAGATTATATTATGGGTCCATGGATTGAGGTATATCAAAGTTACGCTCCAGAACCTAGGGGATCGACTAATGGCAGTTCAATAAGACATTGGGATAATGTGCTTTATTCTACAGAATTTCGTGAACAAATGTTTTATATTGATCAAGCAAACTTATTATTTTGTTTCGACACTTTTTTAAAGTCAATTAAAAATTGTCAAAATGTTTCTTTTGGATATGATCATGACGCTATTCTTTATGATGTAGGAAAATTTGATAATATTGATTTAATTAATATTGATCATCATGACGATTTTTTACATGGAATGGAATATGCTGGTCCTGCTAATACCATAGAAGAAGAAGTAGAATTAGAACTCTTGGATTTGAAAAAATATAATAATATTAATGAGGGAAATTGGGGAGCATGGTTACATATTAATGGTAAATTAAATTCTTTTACATGGATTCGTAACTTAAATAGTGCTAATGTCTCTAGAGATCAATCGGTCAAAAAATTCGTTAATTTTGAATCTGTTCTGAAAGAGAACTACAAATTTGAAAATTATAATTTTGATTATATTTTCATTTGCTTGTCTCCAGATTATATTCCTAAGTGTCATTGGCATTATTTTACAATGTTTATTAATGCCTTTGAGGAATTTACCGGAAAGGATGCTATAATACATACAAGCAAATTTGGAGTCGATAACAACATCGGTATAGTACATAATGAGATTTTACACCAACGTTCAAATGGTAGGGGACCACTTTCTGGTTCGGGGTTACGAGAATGGACGCCACTTCGCAAGTAGAGAAAAGTTTTATCCTACATTATTCGTTCCTTCCAATAAAGAAACAAAATATAAAACTCTTGAAGGAGATTATGTTGAATCGATAGATCCAGGAACTGTTCGTGATTGTAGGGAGTTCATCAAGAAATACGATGGTGTTCAAAACTTTAAGGTCTATGGTAATGACCGATACATCTATCAGTATATTTCTGAGATGTATCCAGAAGAAGAAGTCAAGTTTGATACTACAAAAATCAAAATATCTACGATTGATATTGAGGTAAAGACTGAGAATGGATTCCCCGATGTAGAGTCTGCTGCAGAAGAGGTTCTTCTTATTACTGTTCAGGATTATACTACCAAACAGATTCGCACTTGGGGTCAGGGATCATTCAATAATAAGCAAGAAAATGTTATCTACAAAAGTTTCAGAACCGAGTATGAGTTACTGAATGACTTTATAAACTGGTGGATGATTGAGACTAATACTCCCGAAGTTGTGACTGGATGGAATAGTGAACTATATGATATGCCTTATTTGGTGAGGCGTATTGATCGCATTCTTGGTGAGAAGTTAATGAAACGACTTTCTCCTTGGGGTTTGGTGACTGAACGTGAGACTATTGTAATGGGTCGTAAACAGATTTCCTATGATGTTGGGGGTATTACACAACTTGATTACCTAAATCTATATAAGAAGTTTACTTATAAGGCACAAGAGTCCTATCGGTTGGACTATATTGCAAGTGTAGAACTTGGACAAAAGAAACTTGATCACTCTGAGTTTGATACTTTTAAAGATTTCTACACTAATGGGTGGCAGAAGTTTGTAGAATATAATATCATTGACGTGGAACTTGTTGACCGTATGGAAGACAAGATGAAATTGATTGAACTCGCAATCACCATGGCATATGATGCTAAGGTGAATTATAATGATGTGTTTTATCAAGTTCGTATGTGGGATGCGATCATTTACAATTATCTCAAAAAGAGAAACATTGTAATTCCACCCAAAGAACGTTCAGACAAGGATGCTAAGTATGCAGGTGCGTATGTTAAGGAACCGATTCCGGGAAAGTATGATTGGGTTGTGTCTTTTGACCTTAACTCTCTCTACCCTCACCTTATTATGCAGTACAACATCTCTCCGGAGACACTCAGAGAGACCAGGCACCCATCAGTTACCGTTGATAAGATACTTAACGAAGAACTGACCTTTGAACTGTATAAGGACAGTGCAGTGTGTGCTAATGGTGCCATGTATCGTAAAGATGTTCGTGGGTTTCTACCTGAATTGATGGAGAAGATTTACAAGGATCGCACCATCTATAAGAAGAAGATGCTTATTGCAAAACAGGATTATGAAAAAACTCCGACTAAGGCATTGGAGAAGGAGATTGCAAGATGTAACAATATTCAGATGGCTCGCAAGATTCAACTCAACTCTGCATATGGTGCTATCGGTAATCAATATTTCCGTTACTACAAACTGGTCAATGCGGAAGCGATTACGCTTTCTGGTCAAGTCTCTATCCGTTGGATTGAGAATAAGATGAATGTATTTCTAAATAAGATTTTGCAAACAGAGAAAGTCGATTATGTCATCGCATCTGACACTGACTCAATCTATCTTAATATGGGACCTCTTGTTGATAAATTTCTTAGTCATAAGTCTGACGATAAAACAAAGGTTGTTCAGTTACTTGATAAGATCTGTGAAGACAAGTTGGAACCATTCATCGAACAATCTTATACGGAACTTGCGGATTACGTTTCGGCATATGAACAAAAAATGATTATGAAACGTGAGAATATTTCTGAACGTGGTATTTGGACTGCGAAGAAGAGATATATTCTCAATGTATGGAATAGTGAAGGAGTTCAGTATTCGGAACCAAAACTCAAGATGATGGGTATTGAGGCAGTCAAATCGTCTACACCGGCACCATGTCGTCAGATGATTAAGGACGGACTTAAGTTAATGATGAGTGGTACTGAAGAGGAAGTAATTGACTTTATTGATAATTGTCGTAAAGAATTTAAGGCACTTCCTCCGGAGCAGATTGCATTTCCCCGTTCAGTATCTGATGTTGTGAAGTATAGATCTTATTCTGATATCTATTCTAAAGGAACTCCTATTCATTGTCGTGGAGCACTATTGTTCAATCATTATATTAAGGAGAAGAAACTTGATAATAAGTATTCTCTTATCAATAATGGTGAGAAAATTAAGTTCATTTATCTGAAGAAACCAAATATTATTCAGGAGAATGTCATCTCATTTATTCAAGACTTTCCACATGAACTCGGTCTTGACAAATACATAGATTATGAACTACAATTTGAAAAGAGTTTTTTAGACCCACTCAAATCTATTCTTGATGCGATTGGGTGGAACGTGGAGAAAACAGTAAACCTTGATTTATTTTTCACATGAATAATGCACCATTTGATAACAAATTTTATTATAAAGATTCTCACGAATTTTATAATTTTAAAGATCCAGAAATTGCTTTAACCAGTGACATTAAAAGTCTAATTCATGCTATAGGACTTTTGGGTAATGATTTAGTTGGGATTGAATTGGGGGTGTTTCGAGCACAAAGTTTTTGTACTATTTTGCATAATTGTTCAAATGTAAAAACTTTGTATGGAATTGATTCTTATCTTCCATATTCAGATTATTTAAAATCAGGGTATGATGGAACACCTGCATATACTATGTATGAAAAAGACATAGAATTAACTAAATCCATTGCTTACAATAAAATAAAATATTCTGGCATGAAAGAAAAAGTTATTTTTTATGAAGAAGATAGTAATGAGGCAGTAAAAAAATTTAAAAACGAAAGTATTGATTTTATTTTTATTGATACTTATATGACTGAAGAGCAAGCACAAAATGATTTGGAAACATGGTATCCAATTATTAAAAAAAATGGTTTATTTTCTGGCCATGATTGGGGCAGTAAACAAATACAGATACCTGTAAATAAATTTAGAGAAAAAAATAATATTACAAGTAATTTGTGTGTGTTTGATAACTGTTGGGCATGGATAAAGTAAATTACATTTTAAATGCATAATAATTTTAAAAAAAATGGAACTTCCTATTAACGACAAAGAACTTGCAACTATTGTAAGTGCATTGAGACTTGGTGGAGATGCTGCTCTCTATCAAAAGATTGATACAATCAAAAAAATTAGGCAAACTCATCCTGAGTCCTATAAAAAAGTAGCCCGTGAAGAATTTGGAATTGTTATTTAATGGATTTTTTAAAAGACATCGTAAAGGAAATCGGAGATGACTTTACCAAACTGGCATCAGACATTGACGAAACTGAAACATACGTTGACACTGGTTCGTTCATCTTTAATGCTCTTGTATCTGGCTCTATCCGTGGTGGTGTTTCTGGTAACAAAATCACTGCAATTGCTGGTGAAAGTTCTACAGGAAAAACTTTCTTCTCTCTCGCAGTGGTTAAGAATTTTCTGGACTCTAATCCTGATGGATATTGCTTGTATTTTGATACTGAGGCAGCTGTCAATAAGTCACTCTTAGAAAGCAGAGGAATTGATCTCTCACGTCTTGTCGTGGTTAATGTAGTAACTGTTGAGGAGTTCCGTAGTAAGGCACTCAAGGCAGTGGATATGTATCAAAAAGCACCTGAGGAAGATCGCAAACCCTGCATGTTTGTGCTAGACTCTTTAGGAATGCTTTCGACTGAGAAAGAGATTACTGATGCACTCAATGAAAAGCAGGTTCGTGACATGACAAAATCACAACTGATTAAGGGTGCCTTCAGAATGTTGACACTCAAGTTGGGGCAGGCTAATATTCCAATGATCGTTACCAATCACACTTATGACGTTATCGGCTCTTATGTTCCTACTAAAGAGATGGGAGGTGGTAGTGGTCTTAAGTATGCTGCCAGTACCATTATTCATCTCAGCAAGAAGAAAGAAAAAGATGGAACAGAAGTCATTGGAAATCTTATCAAGGCAAAGACTGCTAAGTCACG